CTTGACCCTGTGTCACGGTGACAGCATCTTGAGCAATGGTCCACTGGTTCAGGCCACGGTTAGCCCAGTCTGCCAGCACGAGGTTAAGGCTACGACGAGCAGTACGCTGGTCATAGCCTGTTCTAACCTCGATGCCGCAACGCTCATACGCTTCTTCAATGTAGTCAGAAACGTCAAGCTCAAAGGACTTCGTACCTGAAGTGGTCATTACATGCAGCCCTTAGCGCGACCGCCACCCTTAAGAGCAACACCCATGCCACGCATAGCCATGCCACCACCACGTAAAGCAATACCCTTGCCCTTCATAGCAATACCACCACCACGCATCTTCTCTTCAGACTTTTCCATTGCTGGAGATTCCGAAGCTTCATGCTTCTTCATGGCAGCCTTAGAAGCATAGACTTCACCAGTCTTGGCTTCCTTGATAGGGCCACCCTTTTTCAGGGCAATGCCTTTTCCTTTCATGGCAATACCGCCGCCACGAAGACCCTTCATATTCTGCTGCTTGTCATGCTGTACGTCACCAGCCGAAGCTTCCCACTCGTTGAACGACATGTTGTGCTTCTTTGCAAGTTTCTTGTCTTGGGCCATGTCCTCCTTAGAGGCTTCCCACTTCTTCATAGGCATCTTAGCCATCTTCAACTCCTTTTCATCGGCCAAAAGGCCAGTTGTGATACGAGACATCAGTACACTGTCCCTTTGCCTTTACCCCGTTCAGCGCAACCAACACCACGGACCATACCACCAGTAGCCTTTTTCAAAGGAGGCGTTTTCTGGTTTGGGGTTTTATACCCCTTTTCAAGGCGTTTCATATATTCAGGGTCTACAGGGATATTTGAATCTGGGTAAAAGTTATCACCCGTATCAGGGGATGATACGTCTGATCCATCCATTTCAGGAGGACGGCGAGGAGGAAGAGGTACTTTTGCCATGTTATTTACCTAACTTGCTAAGTGTCATGGCAAGACGAGCGCGTTTTGCCGTTTTTGAATTAGATGATTTTTCAGCAGCTTTTAACTTGCCTTTTGGTATTGTATCACCTTCTTTGACACCGAGCGACTTTTTAAGTGCGCCGGGTTTTTTAATAGCCTCTTGAATCCACATACCGCCCTTTTTCAGGCCGCGAGATTGATTGAGAGCGATTGCCACAGCTTGCTTAGGGTTCGTGACAGGTGGACCCTTTTTGCTTCCAGAGTGAAGGGTTCCAGCCTTAAACTCACCCATAACCGTCTTCATCTTAGCCTGTTTAGGGGTTAGTTTCATTTCTTCCTCGCAGCCTTCATATTATCAATAAGATTTGGGTAAGGACGACCAGCCTTGGCAGCAGAAGCCTTGGCAGAAGACTTCTGGGAACTCGTCAGCTTCTTGGATTTTCCAAGACCCTTTGGACGGGCTTTATCCCAGATAGGCTTCTTCATTTCATACCACCCTTCTTGGGCTTACCAATAGCAACCATGATAGCAATACCTGCTTTAGGCTTCTTGGCAGAACCACCCTTCTTCAAACCCATCATAGGAGCAGGACGAGTCTGTTCCATGACATTCATACCGGGAGAACCGGATGATGCTGCCATAGCCTTCATGGCTTTCATTGTAGGAGGTGTCTTGCTCTTACGATTACGTGCCATGGTCTTTTTGATCGAAGGCATCTTAGGAATTGCCATTGGATTCACCTTTATATTTACGGATAAGTTTCTGCACTGTGTTGGTCTCGTAGAGGCGGACCACGGACCAGACTATCGACAAAAGTGCTGCGATTGAAGGAAGAATGCCCATAAGCGTACCAAAGACTGTTGTGATAGAGACGATGTCCAAGGTTTGTTTGAGGTGTTCGTCAACTTGATCCATCATGTTGCCCTCAATAAATCTTTTTCATAACAAGGATGATACTATAGGCATCACCAGCAGAAGCATCTAAAGTAGTAAAGGTAATGTTTCCGGTATAGCCTGTAGCACCAGCATTATTTTGAATGCCGCCAAACTCAGTCATATCCCACACCTGCATAATGTTTTGTGGAATAGTAACAGCATTAACTGGAGTACTTGCTGCCCAACGAAGGACAACCTCCATGCCATGTGTCATGGCATAAATTTTAAATATATCTACCGTTGAGCAAGCTTTTCCTTGAAAAGTTGATAACGTAGATACGTTAACCTTGACCACGTTTGTTTCGCCCGTGCCGTCAGAGGCATTTGTAAACTTCATCACGGCAAGGCGATTGCCGTCAAAAAGTGTCTGGGAGGTTACTGCATCAGCCATGTGATCTATCCTTCTAAAGGTGTAATGAGGGTGTCAATTTTTGACACCCTCCAAATCACATTAGGCGTTATATGTGCCGTGCTGGATGTAGTTTACAACCAGCCAGCCAGTACCAGTACCCGTGTTGGTCGATGTCAGTACAATTTTAATGTCCGTTGTTCCGACATTATACCAAGTACCAATGCGGGTTGAATCTGCACCTGCTGTGGCAGCAATAATGCCAAGCGTACCACCTGCAACTGCTCCAGCAGCCGTCAAGGCCGTGGCAGAAGCTGTCGTACCAACGCCAAGAGTGGTGGACACACCGCTCCAAACTGCACCAATAAAAAGCTGAATTGCAGTGATTGTACTACCTGCTGGAATTACAATGGTGCTTGTAAACACGCCGTCTGCACCGGCACCAGCCTGTGTTACAGCCTGTGATTGTGAAAGTACAACTTCACCAATGTTGGCGATGTCTTGACCGAGCGTTGTGCCAGTCGTGAACTTGATTGGGCCAGTACGGACTGGGCCGGAAAAAGTCGAGGTTCCCATGAGGATCTCCTGTCGTTGGGTTGTCTGCCACGGTGGCAGTCAGGGACTAAAGAACATTACAATAAAAAAGGGGTTGACACAAGGCCAACCCCCAATCTTGTGTCACGATGACACGACTTATTTACGCACCCGGCGAAGCGTACATCGCACGAGGATCAGACCAGCCGAACGAATAACGCTCACGAGCCTTATAGCGCACGTTGCCCGTTTCGAAGTCGCCTTCGAGAGCCGTCTTAAGCGGCGAACGAACAAAGTGTTTCATGCCGTTTGGAGCGTCCGTCTTAATGAACCAAGCGTCCGAGTCAGTCAGGAAGTGGTTGACTGCAAAGCCTTCTGGCATATAGCCGCCGGACTTGATCGCGTTTATATCATTATCGGCAGTGCCTGTACGCTGTTCAGACTTGAGCAAACGCTCAACCGTGAACTGGAGTGCAGGAGGAACGATCAACTTCATGCCGCGAAGAGCAACCTTAAGGCCACGCTCGTCGATGAACAGCGAGATATCAATCAAAGCCTGTTCAAGCGAGGTTTCGTTAAGGTCGGCTGCCGTAGCAAGCGTGTTTGACCAAGTACCACCACCAACGGTCGTGTGGGCATTGTTGACCAACGATACGCCGTCGCCGCCCAAGTAGGACGAAGAGAATGCGTTGTTGAGGACCGACGCAGCCTTGACCTGCTTCGTGTTCGACATAGACCGTGCAAGAGCGCGGGTATAACGAGCCGAGAGCTTGTCGTAGAGGTTGTCTTCCACAGCTTCTTCCGTGATGGCGAATGCAAGAGCAATCGTCTCATGGGTGTAGCGAGCCGTGAAGGATTCACCAGCGGTGTCATAAACGATGGCAGAGCCTTCGCCCTTGACAGGAGCTTGACCGAAGCCAGAGAGCATGACTTCTTCTTCGAACGCACGTTCGGAAGATTCTTCGTCGAAGATTTCCTTATGTTCGTTGTCGTAGCGGTCATACTCAAGGCCGAACAAAGCGTTCAAGCCGGGTTCAAGTTCCTTGAGGAGTTGTGAACGAGTTATAGCCATGGTTCATTACTCCTTAAACGCCAGCACCAGTGCCATTGGCACCGTACCGATAGAAGTGGTTGTTAAGCATAACAATCGCCAAACGACCAGCAACCGAAGCATCAGAGTTCGCAGGAGTGTCCTCGAAGCCCAAAATGCGGAGGTTAAGGGTGTTGGTGGTGTTAGCCGTCGAAACTGCAAGCACACCTGCCGACTGGAAATTGGTAGAACTACCAGTTGTCGCAGTAGCAAAGTTAGCGTTAGAGTGTACAAGCGTGTCTGCGGCAGCGGCATTGGTGTTGATCAAGAAAACCTGATCAGGAGCGGAAGCAACCGTAGCAGTCGCAATCGAGTTAGCATAAACCGCAGACGTACCGGGCCAATATGGCGACCACTTAGGTTTGCCAGTCAGGTCGATATAGTTGCAGCCGAGGAATGCGCCGAGAAGCGGAACCGTACCACCGTTGGCATTGCCAACAATGTCGATCATGCCGTTCGACAACGGAATAACAGGGGAACCCTGATAAATCGTTGACGAAGTACCAGCGGTAGCAGCCGTCTGAATGTAAAAGACGGTGTCGCCGTTGGTGTTGGCAGTGCTTCCAAGCATACGGTACGGGCGAAGCCCGAACGAGGCATTAATATTTGCCATTGCTTAGATTCCTTTGAAATCAGTCGGCCCTTGGGCCGCCGAATGTGACACGAGATTGCCTTTCAGGCTTGCTGATTGGCATGATGGAATTGTTCTCCTTGAACAGGCTATTATCTACGGCTTCAATCTGCTCGGCAGCTTTTCCACTGTAGTAAGCATTGCGCTGTTTCACGAGTTCTTCTGGAATACGCGCCAGCATCAAACCACCTACCGAGATAACACCTGCGTGTCGTCCCTCATTGATAGAAGGTAGATCGGTACGATCTGGGTATTCATCAGCGCGAACTAGTTCGAAGCCTTCGCGTAGGCGGGCGGAGAGGTTCTTCCGATCATCGTATCCATTGATTTCAGTACGAATCCAACGGTGTACATACCCCTCTGGAGGGGGTGGTGCGTCCAAAGTGGACGGGGGTTTCCAGACCATAGGCCGAGAATTGTTTGTGCGACTCTCTGTAGCGCGTGGAGCAGGGCGACTCATATCAGTCATTCCTATCTTGTACGAGCTTCAGTTGCCGTTTGTAGTCATCATAACTGACACCGAGACGACGCGCAATGTTTTTTTGCGTATCGTTAAGTTCGACGTTTGCAGATGACTTCTTGACCTGTGTCGGGCGACCTGAAGCTACTGTTGAGGAGGGTTTTTTAACTGCCTGAGCAGTAAATTTATTGGGAAATTCCTTGCGAATACGCGAGTCTAGTTCCCGATAATAAGTGTCAGAAGTAGGATTGACACCTTCAGCTACGAGATCATCGTGAATTTCGTATGCCACGGCTGTCATGCCACGTTCAGAACCAAACCACGTATTCCGTTCCGCCCACTCCTGTGCCTTGCGGTCAGGAACTTGGCGTTGGGTTGGCTGTGGTATTGGTCTTTCAGGAGCAGTTTCTACCTCACGGCGATGTTCCCGATAGTTTCGGAGGCGTTCCTTTTCTACGGCAAGCTGGGCAAGATAAGACTGTGCCTCGATCTGCTTGTCCGTGTCACCCATGTCAATGGCTGACTTGTACTGATCCTTGTACAACTGTTCCTGTGTCTTAAGCCGTGTCTCGGCTTCCGACTCAAGGCTTTTGCTAAGGGTCGTTTCACGCTTCTTTAGGGAATCAAGCTCCATTTTGACAGCACGGGCGTAATCAAGAGCTTCTTGTTCACGGCGTTCTGCCTCACGGGTCTTGTATGTCAGCTTGTTAATGCGCTTCTTAACGCCCTCACTATAACTGGCAATCTCATCTTCATCGTCAGATTTTGCAGCTTTTTCAGAACCTTCGTCGTCAGATTCCGTAGTTATTTCAATATCTACGGCTTCTTCTTCGACGAAATCGTCTTTTTTGTCTTCATCTTCTAGCATGGTTCACTCCATGGTGCGCCGCGCACTCATAAAACGTCGAGAACGTCGGCGGGGTCTGCTATGGTGGCAATCACTTCATCCTCATTGATAATGCGAACTTCCCCACCCTCAATCCTGAAACGCGCACCCGCATAGCGGCCAATCATCACCCAATCACCCTTTTTGCACCAAGGGCCATTAGGATAACGAGCCGTATCCGAATAAGCTTCAGGTCCTACGGCCAGCACGTAGCCAACTACAGTGGCGAGTGAGTTGCGCTCAATCGTCTCAGCAGTCTTGTAAATGCCACCCTTAGTTTTTTCGCTGCCACGATATGGCAGGATTAGAATCCTCCAGCCCGTAGGCTGTGGCATACGAGCTAGGGCTGATTCAGGAAGCCGGGTCGGGTCCATGACACGCTCTGCTTCCGTGACATAGGCAGCAGTGATGTCAATCGGATCACCCTCTTCCTCTGTCTTAACCTTAGGCTCTTCTTTTTTCTTGGAATTTTCCTTGATCTTCTCAAGGGCTTCTTTGGCTCGCTGCGCCTCGACAGCATCTGCAACATGTGCAGGTAGAATGAGATTACTCATCGTCTAGTCCACTCTTTTTTAGCAGAGAGATTATGTGTTCTTCGACAGCAATAAAAGCTTCGTACTGAAAACGAAGTTTCTGGTAGCTGGCAAAGTCAGGAACAGAACCCTCTGTTATCTGTTCCTTAAGGACTCTTGTCCTATCTCGTATGAATTTAATCGTACTATCGGCAAAGTAAACACCGTCCACGAATATTTTCCTTTTCTATCCAAGGTTATTTGGGGTCTGTGTGCTTGTGGGCAGACCCGAAGTAGTAGGAAAGCACCAACATTAAGGCACCATCCAGAGTTCCAAGCACCCGTGCCACCAATTCACGCATCGATGCGTCAATGACACTGTGAAGCAAGAACCACTGTACAGAACCCCATGCCACAACAATAGCGACAGCCAATGCACGAGGTGTCCAATCATGGGTCTGAATAGCCATCTGGCGGGCAGAATCACGGTCAGATGCTGCAATCCGGTCCAAATCGATGTCCAAAGACTTCATCTGAACCTTGAAATCGTTGTCAACCTTCTTGAGTGCTACCAGTTGATCCGGCGTAGCAGTAGCCATAGCCGAGGAAATTTCCTCCTCGGAAGCGTCTTGATGACCAAACAGGGCAGTTGATACGGCTTTCATAGCCATTCCAGCAAGGGGACCACCAAGAGCAGTCGCAATAGATGGGGCTACCTGACCAACAAGTGGTCCAAAAGTCTTTAATAAGTCCATGTCACGTCCTCATTATGAGTAAAATGCCAATAGCGGCCATTCCAAAGAGCAATCCACCAACAATCGACGATACAAGAATCAAATCCTTACGATTCTCTTCCTGCTGTCTAAGTTCCTCTGCTGCCTGACGTGCTGCCTCTTTACGCATCTCGATGACCTCACGTTGGATAGCATCCCATGCCGGACGACCATACTGGCCGATAAACATGTTCTTAACTTCTTGTTGCATTTCCAAAGCCTTAGCCTTGGCAGCATACCTCTTAACGGCAACTGCCTCAAACTCCGCCGGAGATTGAAACAGCTTCTTCCTTTGAGGTGTGGATGTTACAGTAACAACCTGAGCCACCTTACTGAAAAGGTTACCCACCTTCTCAGCAGTCTCCATCACGTCCTGACCAGCATCGACGGCAGTCTTGATGGAGTTATATATAGCAGTCGCGCCAGCGATAAGGGTAAATGGGTCCACTTACTTGCAGCCCCACCGCTTACGAGCAGCCTTGCCACGTTCCCCTGTCCAACTCTGTGAACGAGCGCAGAAGGATTTGTGCCGAGGATTATTCGTGTCCTTGGTCGGAGCTTTCAAGTTGCTTCCCGTGGCACGATTGTATTTGGCACGACCCTTCGCCGTCAGCCCACTGCCTTCTTTGACAGAGAGCTTCTCTCCTCGACCTACAGAAAGGTTGGGACCCTTCTTGCGAGTAGCCATTAGCGGACCTTGAACATCTGAGAACGCATCATCAGACCAAAACCACGGGCTTCCATGTCATTCTTGGTCGGTGCGCCGGGGACAGCAAAGGTTTCCGTCTTCTTATATGGAACCGTACCTTGGCTCTGAACACTCATCAAGGTTTCAACAGTAGGTGTAACAGTCTTATCACGCTTAATTGGGTAGCCCATGGTTAACTCCTTAGGATAATCGGTAGCTTGGTGTTCTTACGACAATATTTCCGGGATTATACTTGCGAGGAGTATAATCTATTCCAGTTCCTAAAGCCACGGGTGTTTCAGGAGTTGCTGATGCAACCGTTACTGGTGCAACTGTTACTGGTGTCTGAGGTATAGTATTTGAAGCTTGGGTAGGAGTATCATTCCTACCCCCACCGCCATTACCACCATAGCTAGGAGTATATGAAGGAGGCGGGGAAGACCTGAAACCGTTGTCCGAGGACTGAGGTTTGAACAACGAGGTAATGCCCTCACCAAATCCCTTGATGATATCACCGGGAATATCAGTGAGTTCCTTGGTATAGTAGTCAACCTGAGGCGTACCATTGATCGTGGACACCCGTGCTTTGACCTCGGACGGATCAACACCAAAGCTATCCGCCCACTGTTGTTTAGTCATACCAGAGGTAGTGTTAGGGAGGCCGGGGATTGTTGCGACCCTGTTTGGTTCTGCTAGGACCTTGGACACCTGATCAGACGTATTAAAGAAGCTGCCCAGCCAATCACTGAAAGATTCGGGGGCTTTTGTGGCGGCTGCAACAGCATCAGGGGCAACCTTTCTATCCAAAGAAGTTGTCGAAACAGGTGTCGTGTCTCCAATCTTTGAAACTACACTTGGGGTAGTATCCGATTGAAATATTGGATTAACATCCTCGGAAACTCTACCAAAACCACCAGCAGAACCTATGCCATTATTTGTTGAAGTGGCACGACCAGCAGCAGCCATGGCTTGATCAGCCTTGGCCTTAACCTCACCAGCAGTTAAACCTGTAAGCTTGTTTTTAGATGCTGCATCCTCGCCGATAATATTTTCAATCGGAGTGTTTGCGTCTGATGTAATAACTGACTTAGCCTTTACATCACCAAACCAATGCGCCAAATAAGCGTTGGTATCGGTTGGAGCGATTCCACTTCTCGAAAGAGAAGCCATATTATCTTGTGCCAGTTTAGTAGTAAGGTCTTTTTGAAGAGCCTCATTCAAAACAACATTGCGAAAAACTTGATCTTTTGTCTGACCAACTATTAAATCAGGATAATATTTGTTCATCAAGTCGAAAGCAGTTGTCTTAGTTAATTGAAACTCACCAATAGCTTTTGTATCCTTATTAATTGATAAAGGATTGTTTTTAGATTCAATGTACCCTGTCTTATTCAAGAAGTTGTTAATCTTATCTTGTTGAAAAGTCGTTGGACTTAACCTGTTAACATCAATACCATACGGGGTATTCTGGAAAGATGGAACAGGCGTAGTTGGTCGCATCGTGTCCAAGACAAGCGTTGGAACACCAATCGTATTGGTCGTTGGCTGAACAGCAAAGCCATACATCGTAGGAGACCACATGCTTGTGGCAGATGATCCACCCGGAAAGCTGATAGGGTTGATGTTACGGGATAGGTTTTCTATAGCCGTAAAAGCAGGGGGCTGTGGCTGCATGTCAGTGACATTTGAACCGCGACCTTGGCTCTGTGCAGCCCGCATGTCAGCTTCAGCCTGTGCATTAGCACTAGCCTGTGCCATTGCATTGTTCTGAGCAGGAGTTGCCTCGTTATAAGAATAACGGTCAGCTTGCTGACGTTCTGATGCCGAACCACCGCCTCCACCACCGCCAACATTACCTTGAGCAGCGGCTGCGCTTTCAGGCGATGAAGCGGGTGAGTTGTCGCGTTGTCCTTGGTAGCCCCAGCCACCACCAAAATCTGAATCTGGCATCATTTAGCCCTCGCAGCATTGACACGTTCCAAGGCTATATTAGCACGAAGCTGTGCAATATCCTCCATGGATTGTACCTTTTTGTCATCAACCTGTGCCTTGTGTTGAAGCTTTTGTGCTTCCAATCCAAGCTTGGCCTGATCGCTCTGAGCCTTCTGTTGGATTTCTTGACCCTTCAACTGCAAGTTTTGCTGTTGGATTTGGATCAAAGGATCGGGTCCGGCAGGTGGAGGGGCAAGCTGCTGCATCAAAGACTGCATCATCTGTGCTTCAGCCTTCGCTACCTCGATCTCCATCTCATGCTTTTCAAGCTGCATGTTGATGCCCTGCTGCTGCATTTGCAAGACAACCTGCTGCTGTGCAGCCAAAGACAGATGCTCAAGAAGATGAGACAGAAGAATACCGTACACAGCAGGAGAAGTCTGAAGCAAAGGCAGCTTCATAAACGTCAGATGGGTATTGATATGCGCCACATGGTCTTGATCAGGGAACACTTTCAGAGGATTTCCCCCTGACGGTATGGTCAGAGACCGTGCATTCTCCAGAGCAGGGCTTTCAGGCTCCGCTTGTGGAGGTGGCGGCAATACGAGGTCGATGTCTGTGACACCGAGGGCCGAGTACATCCGTCGGTAAGCCTCGTAAAGGTTGTGCATTTGCGGAGCTTGCTGGGCCAACTGCAACTGCTGCTGTGCCAGCGTGATCCGCTGTGTCATCGAGAAGATATTCGGGTCCGATACAGGAAGAATATCAATCTTGCCATCAAAATCCG